TTAAAGAGTTTGGTAGGGATTATCCCAAGCCGACAATACATTAAGGAGGAAACATGCCAAAAGTAGGAAGCCAAAAATTTCCATACACATCAGCCGGTGTTAGAAGTGCACAAATGCATGCAAAAAACACTGGACAAAAGGTCAATATGCTGAAAAAAGGTGGAAAAACGAAACGCCTAAGTAAAGGTGGTTCGATGAAAATGAAGAAAAAATAGGAGGTAACATGAACTTAATGAAAGATTTATGGGCACACTTAAAAGAATGGAGCGATTGGGGGATGAAGGACTGGATCAAGGCCGGCATCGTTGCAATCATCGTTCTTGTTGTGCTTAATTCAATGATAGGTGGTTAATGGTTCTAGATAATAGATCAGCATATCTTGCTAGCCAATATAAACCAAAAAAGGCTTATGTAGCGCCTATTCGTTCTGGACAGGACGATAGGCGTTCAGCCTATTTACGTAAGTCATTTGCGGATAACGTAAATGCTACACGTGAACAAAATGCAATTAATGCGCGTAATAACGATCTGCAATATGCAATGTCACGTTCTCCTGATTGGTATCAAAATAGAGATAATTTAAGATCTATTAAAAATGTATTAGTAAACACACCAGCTGTGACAACTGATATGAACGAATCACGTAACATGTATCAGATGTTAATGAACCAGATGAAAGGTGGTGATAAAGGTGCACGTTTAATTGATACAAGAGGTTTGCCTGCAGGTGCGTACAGAACAGGTAGAACTTTATTCCAAGATCCATCTAAATCAGCAGGATTTAAAGCTGATCTTAGAAATATGTTTGGAGATTTAACATTTCAAAATAAAAGATTGCCACCAGAAAAAAGGACATCTAACCCTGCAGCAATAAGAGTACCTGAATATAATCCATTTCCTAAAGCTGGATTTGGAAAAGAATTTTATGAAGAAGAATTTGGAAAATTTAATTTTGGTGATGCATTATCAGGTATATTTAAAGTACTTCCATACACAGGTGCTGCAAGTAAAATTGCAAGTGTATTAGGTGGAAACCGTGATAGAGAACCTTTAGAAAGAGATTCTCGTTTTTATCCAGAAAATAACGTATTTGATCTTGAGTTTGATAAAGTAGAACCTATACCTTTTATGGGTGAACTTGAAGAAGATATAACAGAAACTATTGACGATGGTGATATATGGGAATCAGCAGCTGTTGAAGAAGTGGATTTTATTCCAACTGATGAAGATATAAAAGAAGCATATGAATATATTTTTAAGGATAGTGCTTATAGCGACGAGTATGTTGGTAATAGCGCTATAATAGATACAAGAGTACCAAGTTTTGAACAATATTTAGCAGCTATGCAAAAACCAGAATATTACGAATATATAAATTCTACTTTAAAATCTAAAGCTAAAGCCGAAGAAATGGGCTTAATTTAATGCCAGGTGGATACGGAACATCAGGACCATGGGGTACTTCAGGAGACAGTTATGTCACTGGTTCAACACCACCAGGTGCTGCTGGTAATTCATCTAGTAGTAATTCTTCTAACAGTTCTTCTAACAGTTCTTCTAACAGTAACTATAATCCTTGGAAAGAGGCAGCTAAAACTTACAAAGACGCTGGAGCAGTAACTTCTAGTGCTTTAAGTGGAACAGCATTGTGGAAACAAGATGGATTACCAGAAGGTGTTTATTATAGTACTTATCAAGAAGGACAACAAGGATATTCTCCTACAGGGTATATTTATATAGATCCGGAAGGAGATGGTACTCCTCAAGCTTTAGGAAGAGATAAAGATGGTAATATAGTATGGGATCCATCGGCTTATGAATGGGACCCATATAATCAAACATGGTTTAGAAGTAATTATACACCGTGGAATCCACATGCAACTACACATCATGGCGGCGGTGGTGGCGGTGGTGGCCGTGGTTGGGGCGGCTGGAGTGGTTCATGGGGAGGACCTGGTGGATACGGCACCGGAATAGGCGGCGCGTATTCACGAAGATGGAATCCTCACATGAAAAATGTAAATAATTTCGGATCTGACATTGCACAACTATTAGCTCAAAAAGAAGCTAATAAATATAGCAACCGACCAACAAACCAATGGATGTTTACTCAGATGTTGCAAAGCATGCCAGGTGGTGGTATAACAGAGGCAATATAATTATGTGGCAACTATTAGCAAAACCATTATTAGGTGTAGTAGCAGATGGAGTCAAAGGCTTCGTGGCTACGAAGAAAATGAAAGGTGAGTTAAAACTTACTGAATTAAAAGCAGCAAAGAAATTAAAAGAAGATCAAATAGCCGGAAAAGTGAAATGGGAGCAAAGTGCCGTGGACCAAATGAAAGGTTCGTGGAAAGATGAGGTAAGTCTCATTGTCCTACTTTTGCCTGCCGTTTTAGTCTTCACGCCTTTTCAAGAACATATACATAAAGGGTTTATCGCCCTCCAGGATTTGCCGTCGTATTACCACAATTTGTTGTACATTGCGATTTCAGCGAGCTTCGGCATCAAGGCCGGTGCTGGTGCCATTAACATGTTTAAAAAATAGGAGATAAATATGGTTGGAAAAATAATGTCAAGACCAGAGAAAAGAAAAACACCTGGTAAAAAATTTGGAACCACTACTTATAAAAAAGGCGGAGCTGTTAAAAAAGCTTCAGGTGGTAAAATTACTAAAAAAATGGGTGGAGGAATGATGCCTCAAAAACCAATGATGGGTTCAAATCCAAATATGCCAATGTATAAAAAGGGTGGAAAGACAAAGAAATAATGTCTAAGCCAGGATTATACGCTAACATACACGCTAAAAGAGCAAGAATAAAAGCAGGTAGTGGAGAAAAAATGAGATCACCTGGAACTAAAGGTGCTCCTACTAAGCAGGCTTTTGTTAATAGCGCAAAAACAGCATCTAAAAAAAGAGGCGGAAAGATAAAAAAATAGGGGATGCAAGATACCACAGCGATTTACTTAATCTTAAAAAAGATTAGGACTAGAAGAGAAGAACTGAAGGAGATAATCGCAGCTGGATTACCTAGCTGGGATGAATATAACAAAACCGTAGGAGAATTTAAAGCCTACGCAATAATGGAACAGGAAGTACAAGACCTGCAGAAAGATGAGGAAGACAATGACGGAGATACCAAAACGTAGATTTGCTTTAGAAGAAAAAGATTTATCCATTGAAGCAGACGAAAATAATAAAGTAGCAGAAGATAAAGAAAATCGCTTTCTTAAAAAATTACAAGCAGAAGCTACTGACAATATAGAGCACTTACCAACAGATAAAGTATTAGAACGTTTACCTGATCCAACAGGTTGGCGTATGTTAGTTTTACCATACAGAGGACAAGGTAAAACAAAAGGTGGTGTATTATTAACAGATGAAACAATGCAAGAACGTAGTTATACAACAGTTACTGGTTTGGTTCTTAAGATGGGACCAGACTGCTATAAAGATGAAACGAGATATCCAAACGGACCTTGGTGTAAAGTGAATGACTGGATTATATTTGGTCGTTATGCCGGATCCCGTTTTGGTATAGAAGGTGGTGAAGTGAGAATACTTAACGAAGACGAGATAATTGCTGTGGTAAAAGACCCAGAGGATATCTTGCAATACAAATAAACAGGAGGATAAATGCCTGCAGACGCACAGACGAAAGTAGAACCACAATCTGAAGCTGATGCCAAAATGGTGGACTTGCCATCTGATGGACCAGCGGTAGATGTAACACTACCTGAAAACAAGGAAAAGGTTGTTAATCCTGATCCAGAACCAGAAGCCGTTGAAACGGAAGTTAACGTTTCAGAGGACACCGCTTCCCAAGGGGAAATGGAAGACTATGGCAAAAAGGTTCAATCCAGGATTGATAAATTAACAAAAAGATTACGCGAATCTGAAAGACGTGAACAAGCTGCTATTGAGTTTGCCCAAGGAGTACAACAAAAATCCAAAGCATTACAAAATAGAACTCGTACTTTAGATAGCGGATATATAAACGAATTTGCAAGCCGTGTAGAAGCTGAGACTGCTGAAGCTAAAAAAGCTTTAAAAGCAGCTGTAGAACTAGGAGATACAGACGCTCAAGTAGACGCACAGACAAAATTGTCAAAACTTGCTATAGAATCTGAACGTGTAAAAGCTACACAAGCACAACGTGAAAGATTGAAAAAGGAAATGCAGGCACGAGGAGTTGACCCACGTCAGCCACAAATGCCTAATCCGCAGCAAATGCAGCCACCTGCAGCACCACCGCCACCGCCAGATCCAAAGGCAGAGGCTTGGGCTGATAAGAACAAGTGGTTTGGTGAAGATGAACCTATGACCTTGACATCTTTCTCAATTCATCGTAAACTGATGGAAGAAGGATTTGACCCTTCGTCTGATGACTATTATAATGAAATAGACAAAAGGATGAAGGATACATTCCCTCATAAGTTTGAACAAGGTTCAGAAAAGTTTACGCCGACTCAAACAGTCGCCTCTGCTAATAGAGGTGGTCCTGTCCAGGCGCGCAAAGGTACTGTGAGACTCACACCGTCACAAGTTGCCATAGCTAAAAAGTTAGGTGTGCCACTAAGCGAATATGCGAAATACGTGAAGGAGTAGGCATATGGAAAAAACAATGAAAACTAAACTACCATCACGCGAGTCAGAAACTAGGACTAAGAGAGAGCGTCCTAAAGTATGGGCTCCGCCGTCACAACTAGACGCACCACCTGCACCAAAGGGCTTTAAGCACCGATGGATAAGGGCCGAAGCAGTAGGACAGATGGATCAAAAAAATGTATCCGCTAGACTACGTGAAGGATGGGAATTTGTCAGAGCTGATGAGTTTCCTGAAATGGAATGGCCCTCAATTGATTCAGGTAGATATGAAGGTGTTATAGCTGTTGGAGGTTTAATGCTAGCAAGGATTCCTGAGGAAATCGTTGATCAGCGAAAACAATATTTTGCGCAAGTAACGCAAGATAAAGATGACGCAATAGCCAACGATCCTTTAAGAGACCAACATCCTAGCATGCCAATCTCGAAAGAGAGAAGTTCTCGCGTAACATTTGGTGGCAAGAAACCTAATTAAGTTTCCTAACACATAGTTACACAATTTTAACACACTCGCGGTGAGTGTGTTATAACAATTTACTGTGAGGAAAAAATCATGGCTAATAAAGATGCGCCATTTGGTTTTAGAGCTGTAGGAAAACTTGGAAGTGACATAAATAATTCTGGAACTTCTAAGTATAAGATTGCTTCAGGAGAAAGTGATGTTATTTATAAAGGTGATGTTGTACAATTAGAAACTTCTGGTTGTATAACTGTTAGTGGTAATACTACTACTACAAACATCGGTGTATTTAACGGTTGCTTCTACAACGATCCAACTACAAAGAAACCAACATGGTCAAACTATTACCCTGGTAGCATTACGCCTACTGTGGGTGATATAGAAGCGTTTGTTTATGATGACCCAAATCAGCTCTTCGAAGTTCAAGCTAATGGAACTCTAGCACAAACAGCAGTTGGAGATAACTGCGATCAAGTTTATGCAGCAGGTTCTAGTGTTAATGGACACTCTAAATCTGAGCTAGGCGCCGTTGCTGGTGGAACTGCTCAATTTAGAGTAGTGAGAATTTCAGAAGATCCGGATAATAACGATATTGCAAGTGCAAATTCAAATTGGATTGTAAGATTCAATGAGCATCTGTACTACAATAACGCTGCTGGAATTTAACCTATAGGAGATATTGAACAATGGTAATTTCAAGAATGCAATTGGTCAAAGAACTCGAACCAGGGTTAAATGCACTGTTCGGGTTGGAATACGACCGCTACGAAAATCAAGACAAAGAAATATTCGATACAGAGTCATCTGATCGAGCTTTCGAAGAAGAAGTAATGCTTGGTGGGTTTGCCAATGCTAGTGTAAAACCTGAGGGTCAAGGGGTAACCTATGAAGACGCTCAAGAAACTTTCACTGCAAGGTACACTCATGAAACTGTTGCATTAGCTTTCTCATTAACTGAAGAAGCCGTAGAGGATAACCTTTACGACAAACTCAGCACTAGATATACAAAAGCATTGGCACGTTCAATGGCTAACACTAAACAAGTTAAAGCTGCTAACGTTCTTAACAGAGCGTTTAACAACTCTTATCTTGGTGGTGATGATAAGGAGCTTTGTGCTACTGATCACCCAACTCTTAGTGGAGACCAGAAAAACGAATTGTCAACTGCTGCTGACTTAAACGAAACTTCGCTTGAGCAAGCACTTATCGACATTGCTGATATGAAAGACGAAAGAGGATTAAAGATTGCACTTAGAGGCATGAAATTAATCATCCCAGTTAACCTTCAGTTTATTGCTGAAAGATTAATGAAATCTTCTGGTAGAGTAGGCACTGCTGACAATGATGTCAACGCACTTAAATCAATGGGAATGATTCCACAGGGTTATACTGTGAATAACTTCCTAACTGATACTGATGCGTTCTTCATTAAAACAGATGCACCTAATGGACTTAAACACTTCACTAGAGCACCTATCAGAACTGCAATGGAAGGCGACTTCGATACTGGAAACGTTAGATACAAAGCTAGAGAAAGATACAGCTACGGCTGGTCTGACTGGAGAGGTATCTTTGGTTCACCAGGAGCTTAATAAATTTAGAAGGGGCGGAATTAGTTCGCCCCTTCTACCTAGTAAACAGTTACCGAGGCTGGCTAGGCAGTACAGTATAGTGACGAGGTAACGAAAGCCCTATACAGGCAAGGAGTATAACATGGCTACACATTTTAAAGGCCCAGTACTATTTTCAAATGCATCAGCATTTGAAAACCTAAAAATGTCTATGTGGCCTGATCAATTCACCTACATGGATGATTTTAATCAGGGTGCGTTAGATACAACACACAATTGGACTATCGTAAAAGATTCAGGAGCGAGCGCAGCAGTTGTTGCAGACTCTCTATCTGGTGAAGTAAACTTAACTTCAGCAGCTACTACTGATAACGATGGTGCATCAATTCAAGCTAAACAAGAATCATTTGCTTTACCAACTACTGCAGGTGATAAACTTTATTTTGAAACTAGAGTAAAAATTTCTGATGCTACACAAACTGATTTCTTAATTGGTTTCACAGAAACATTTGCTACTAATCCAGAAAACGCTTTGCTATCAGCAAACGTTATTGGATTTGTAAAAGTTGATGGAACTGCTATCGTAAAAGGTACTACTGAATCTGGTGGAACACAAACTTTAACAGAGTTTTCTGATACTACAAAATCAACAATGGAAAATGATACTTATGTAACTTTAGGTCTTGTTGCTACAAAAGGAACAGACTTAAACAAAGTTCAATTTTACATAAACAGAAATTTAGTTGGTACTTCTACTACAAACATTCCAACAGCTAACATGAAAGTGATGGCTATGAGTGTTTCTGGTGACGCTACTGGACAGAAGATCACTACAATTGACTACATTATGGCTGCGCAAGATAGGAACGTAAGCTATAGCTAAACAAATATAACCGTGGATGGGGAGTAATGTCCCCATCCTTTTACAAGGGGAATTAAAAATGGCACAATACGTAAAAAAATTATTTGATGGAGATAGAAAAGCTATCTTTTCATTTACCGCTAAAATAGCATCTACCACAGCTGAAACATATAAAGTTGATGCATCTAATTTAAATGCAAGAAACGATGGAACATCTTGTACTTATGTAAATATAAATAAAATGTGGTGGAGTGTTAACAACACTGCAGTAACAAAACCACTTTTAATAGAGTGGGATAACAGTGGAACAAATCCAATTGCATGGTCTTGTAATTACGCTGATGATATGGACTTTAGTTCTATAGGAACTTTACAAAATACAAAAGCAACTAACTATTCTGGCGATGTTATGATTAACTTTTCTTCTGTTACTAACGATGATACTGCTAGTATAGTT